GTTAATTTACATCTAAATTTAAAATATCTACCTTTTATCGTACTTTGTTGAGCAACTTTTTGAAAAGTTGTAATAGCACCAAGACTTGAATCTGACGAACCTACTTGTACTTCTCCTCCACAATGAACTTCAGCACTACCATCAAATGGACCTTTTGCATCGTGAAACAAAGTAGCCCCTCTACCACTATCAAATAAATCATACTCATCTTCAGATGACATTCCTACATTAATCATAAAAGTAACATCATAAATTGCGTCTAAAGATAGTGTATTATTATAAATATAAAACCCTGAAGATTTAATATTTGCTTGATAATAATTTGGATTAGAAGTTGAGTCAGTTCCACCTAAATCAAAATTTCCATCTGCTGAATTAAAATTTCCAACAGTATCATCAAATTGAGTTATAGTATCTAAAGTTAAACACAATCTACTTGCGTTATCTATTGTTGTTCCTAAATTACTATCTAATGTTCCATCAAATGTTGCCATAATTATTCACTAAATGTTGATATGTTTTTATATGCCTGTAATCCTGAAATATTTGTATAAACAATATTTTCAGATGCACTACTATTTCCAAGTTTGTCTACTGCTTTAATCAGAAATGCTCCTGTCTTTGCATTTACTGTAACACTATCTGACTTTCTTCTTACCACTTTACATAAATTTGTACTTTGATTCCAAGTAGCACCACTTGTAGCATCTTGGTATCTTATTTCATACCAAGAAATATCTAAATCTGTTACTGGAGTCCAAGTTAATTCCATTTGATTTGAACCTACCATACTTATAGATAAATCTGTTACATCTGTTGGAATTTCAGTTCCACCAATAATTTTTCTTTGAGATGTTATATAGCTAGAAGATACTCCTAAACTATTTATTGCTTTAACTCTTACATCGTAAGTTTTATCATCAACGACATTTAATTGTTCGTAATTTAAAACTGTTCCTTTTGCTATTATTTTATATGTTGATTCAGTAGTTTGTTTTGTTTCAACTTGATAATATTGAACAAATTTATCTGTACTAGCACCAACTACAACATTTAATCTTGTTATAACTATACCATCCCCATATTCAATTAATTCATCTGTTAAAGTAATTGAAGCTGGAGGTTGAACAACATTTGGATTTGGTAAGTTTGTATCAGGAATAGTAGGTGCTTGTGCTTGTGCTGTCCAAGTATAATAACTAGCTTGATATTCTGTTAATTGTAATTCAGTTGTTAAATCTGCATTAACTTGCATACCTTGTATTCTAAATGTTTTTGCTGAAAAACTTGGTGTTGCGTGAGTTATATTTACTAATTCTCCTACCATTAAATCTAAACCAGTTGCATCTACTCTTAATGCAACATTCATATTGTTTCTACTTCTTCTTAAAATAACTTCTGCTAATTCTTGTGCTTGATATTTATTTGTAATAGTTGGGTAATCAAATCTTCCCTCTAATAAAAAGCCACCATCTGCTGTTTTCATTGTAGAGTGTTGTTCTGCACTACTTAATCCACTGTCATCTATTGGTGGCCATTGAGCTTCATCTGTTTGATAATTTTTATCAGGATTAATAAAAGTAACAATAACTCTATTATATCTTCCATTTTTATCCATACTAGAAACTTTTATACCTCCATGAATATTATCTTCTGTTAAAGTAACACTAGCAGAGCCAGTTGATTCAGATAAAACTCTATATTGTCCATTAGCATAATTTAGATAACCTCTAAATCCATTTACCATCATTTTTAAAACATCAATAGTTTTTTGTTTTGTATCAACTACTCCATTCATATCTAATAAATTAATATTAGAACCTGATGTGTAAGGTGTTACTTGTTCAGTACATACATCGGCCGCTGTTTGCCAATCTGCATAATCATCATCAAAATAACTATTTGCTACACCAAGACCAAATCTAGAATTTCTCATATAATCTAAAGTACACCAAACAGGATTTGAAGAATATGCCCAAGTAGATTCTGTATCTTCTCTATGTGAGCCAGTTCCTCCAGTTTTTGTTCCATCTAAATTTGCGTTATATACTTTTCTTCCTTTTATTTCTGCGTGTACTACTGGAAGTCCTCCAAATGCATCTTGATTCCATTTGAATTTCATTGCTAAATAACTAATACCTCGTAATCTATGATTAGAAGTCCAGCTACTTAATGCACCAACTGTTGTATCATAAGTTTGGTCGTCCCTACCATCATACCAAGTTGCACTTATTAAAGACTCACTATCTTTATAAAAATTTGAATCACTACTTGCTACTGTTCTTGTTGTTCCATGAGTTAATGCACCTGACCATGTAACTTCTTTGTCATCAATATATATTTTTTGACATGAGTCATTTGTTCCCTCTGATAAAGTGAATACCATATATAAATATTCATTATCTGTACCTGATGTTTCAACGAAAGATATAATTCCACCAATTTTTCTTGTGCCATAGATAACTGGAATTGGTGCATTTGCTGATTGTTTATTAACCAATACACCTTTAGCATTTTGTTCTGCTTGTGTATCCATTTGTGGAGTATCAGGAACATCAGGTTTTCTTAACCATGAAATAACTTGTATACCTATGGATATAGCAGAAAACCAACCTGAATATTTACCATAAAATTTGGATATTGTACTAGCCGCTCTTACTACACTTTCTACTGCACCACCCATTAGTGAAAACTCCTTTTATATTTTTTTGATACACGATAAATATAATCTTCTTTATCTAATCGCAACCAGTTGATACATTCTCCAACTTTTAGTTCTTGTTTAAATTTTTCTATTAATTCACTCATAACTTTTTTTGCATCTTTCAAAATAACAATATCATATAACCATAGATTCTTTCCAGACCTCCAATTAAAAGGTTGGATATTTCCTGTTTCAATATATTCTTTTTCTGCTTTATCGCTTAAATAAGCCCAATTATAAAAGAAAGTTTCGTTATCAGTTTTAAATTGATTAAGTCTTAAACTAGGTAAAATTTTATAATAGATACTTTGTTCATCAACATATTTGTATTTATCAAATTTCTTATATAATTCTATTATGCTTTGCCCCATTTTATATCTCTCAAAGTTAATGCTGAAAATTCTAATCCTTTATCATTTAAAAAATGTCTTTGTTGAGAATTATCTGATGTAGTACGACCATTAACTTTTTCAAAATTTCCAAAATGATTTGTAGCTGAAATACCTAAACTAGCACTTGTTCCATTATCATCTATTGCAAAATCTCCTAAAGAACCATGAAATAATAAGAAAGGGTCTGCAACCAAAGTACCACTTGATATAACTCCTTTCCAAACTTTAATATCTGCACCTAATACATCGTTGTTTAAAACAACTGAAATTAAAGACTGGTCTACACCTGAAAACATTAAATCAATACTATTTTTTATTGGAGTATTTGATTCAGGAACATTACCAACACCAAGTAAAGTACCATCTGCGTTATAAGTTTGAGATGACCCCTCTACACTACTTGTTAATGTAAAAGCATTATCAGTTTTTCTTACTGGTGTTGAAAATCCTAAATAAACTAAATGACAAAAACTGGGAGTACCAGCTAGTGCGTTTTTCATTGCTGTTGATAATCCTCTAGCCATTTATTTTCTTTTTCTCATATAATGTTTTGATGGTTCATAGTTCCATTTCATACCATGATGACCTCTAATATCTGCATACCACATTCTTAATTTTACTATCAATTTTCTTACTGGTCTTGGCATTATTCTAATATTAATTTCTTAATTGTTTTACTTCCATCAATATTTAATTCTGTTTCTGCCATAGATTTTATACATTGATGTTTTATATTTGAACCTGTTTCACTTCTTTGTGCATACCTCTTACCTTTTAAGCACTCACTCATGCTAGATTGTATTCTGTGTTCTTTAATCTCGCCATTGATAATCATTAATAATGCTATTACCATTTCTGTCATGAATGTCCTCCATTACCATTTGCTCTTACTTTGTCTTTTAATTCTTCAATATCTTTTAATGCTTTTTCTAATTGTGATTTTAAAAATTCTATATTAACTTTATTAGTCATATTCTGTTCTTGGTTTTCAGTTAATTTTTC